GGAAACTCGGCGCTCACCAACGAGTTCACCGGACAAGCTCTCGGCAATGCGGCCCTGGTCCCGACGGGACTCAACCCGAACAACGCCCAAGACAGTTGGGTGACGTACAAAGAGGCATTGGAGAATCCGTTCTCTTATGTCCGTGCGGCGTCATTGCCGCCGTTCGGTTGGGCCGAAGGCACACCAGGCTCAGGGAACGACTGGCCCGCTGACGAAGAGAACACGATGAACCCCGAGCAGGGCGGCGGCGGCGCAGCCACCGCAGGCGTGGGAACCGCACCGACGGCGGGACCAGTGACCGGAGGCGAAGCCGACGGAACACTCCGAGTCGTCACCGGCACCGGAGCCGTGTGGATCGTGCGAACCGGCGAGTGGGAAGACTCAACCGAAGTCATTACTCCGGCACCAGCGGCAGTGGCGATTGTCACTGTGCTCCCATCCGGTGCTCTACCAGCGAATCCGCCTAGTGACGGCGATGCCGTTTTCTACGACGACGGCGGAATCGAATACGACATCTGGCAGAAGACCGCTGGAACGTGGGGCGACACCGGCGACACAGTCACCAAGTAGGAGAAGGAATGTGAGAGGGAGCGCCCGAGCGGGGCGCTCCCAATCACTACCGTTTCCAAATGACCGAGAGGACTTGATGTGCCGATAGTCGTCGATGGAGTAACGCTTCCCGCTTATGCCGACCCCGCCGATGTCCCGGCAGCAATGCGGGCAATGGCGGAATCGCTCATGCCCAAAGCGGGCGGCACTTTCATTGGCTTGGTTGACATGGGTGGGAATCGAATCAGCGGAATCGCCCCGCCCACCAGCAATGACGACGCGAGCACCAAGCAGTACGTAGACGGCAGAGTGGGAAGTGTGACGTGGGCAACGCTCCCCGGCAAGCCCACCGTCTTTCCTCCCGACGACGACACTGGCGCTCACCCTCATACTTCCGCTCCGAGATGGACGACCCGACGAAAGCTGACACTCGCAGGCGATGCCACCGGATCGGTATGGGTTCAGGGCCACGAAGACATGGCTATGACCGTGACCGTGGTGGGCGGAACCGCTCATGCCCACAGTCAATATCTGGCGGTAGTCGATGCTGACTACCTCCGTCTCACTGGCGGGACTCTCACTGGCGGACTCACCATCAACGGCGGCGGGATCAACGTGGAAGGGCAAGCCACCTTCCGTGGCAACATGCTCGGCCCCGGCACCGATACCACGTCCGGTTCGCTCCCGGCCTGGAAGGTGGGAAGTGGAGCGGAGTTCCTACGGCAGACATCGTCCCGCCGTTTCAAAAGGGACATCGTCGATGCCGACCCGAGCTACATCGAACGACTGCTCGCGCTTCGTCCGGTCAACTACAAGTCGCGGATCGAACGAGACGGCGAGAGCACATACATCGGATTGATCGCTGAAGAGGTTTTTGAAACGGCTCCCGAGTTCACCTTTGCCGATGCCGAGACTGGCACGGTGGATGCGGTCGCCTACGAAGGGCTGATCGTTCCGCTTCTCATGGCCGTGCAATGGCTCGCCGCCAAGGTCAAAACCCTGGAAGCTAAGGTCGCCACATGAACGAGAACGAGCAACCAGAAGTCGAAACCGAAGAGCACGACCACGAATCCAACATCTCGGCTACTGAAATGGCCCCGAAGTTCGACGAGAAGGACCGTCGCATCTTGGAGCTAGAGCACATGGTCATGCTTCAGTCGAACACGATTACCGCTTTTTCAAATCGGTGCCATGAGCTTGAAATGAGAATCGTGGAATTGATGTCCCAAGCCGAGTACGACCGAGCCGTGCGCGGCCCGCTTCCCGAGACTCCCGGCCCACCCCCGATACACGGCGAGCACAGCGCATGACACTGGAAGAACTACTCGCTCTGATCCCCGATAACGAAGACGGGCAGATCGAAGCTGACGATTTGCAAACCATCGTCACCGAGCTTTACAACCGAGCCGGTAATTCGATGGGAGATTCGTGGGCCTATAAGTGGACGACCGCAACCACTCCCCCTTCTGGACGAGTCCGAGCGGACACATCTTGGGACATGACCGCTACGAAGCTGTGGGTTTCGGAGACTGCCGACGACGGAGTTTCACCGACTTTCAACTTGGTAGGAGACAATCATTCCCTAGCTCGCATCTGGGTCGCCACGTCGGGCGGGACAAAGTTGGTCGCCAACGTCACTGGACCCGCCGTTGACCTTGGCACTTACCGGGAGCTTCCTATCGAAGTGGTGGAGGTTGTCGGCCCCGCTCCCGCCAACAATGACCCAGTGACGGTGACGGCGGTTGTCTCTCTCATATGAGCTTTTCCCGAGCGTTCTCTTCAGCGTTTGACGTAACCGACGCTCCGCCCGCTCCGCCCGACGACCCCATGTGGATCGACCCCTCCGTCCTCATGGAACTCTTCCCGACGCTGACCGAAGAGCAAGCCGCTTTGATCGTGACCGAAGCGACGTGGGTTCTCGACCAACTGACCAACGGGTTTTATCACGGAGTTGAAAGCTGGCGGGAAGTCTTTGAGGTCCGTGGATGCCTGGTCAATCTGACCAAGACCCCGATCCAATCCATTGAGTCGGTCGCCACCTTGCACAACTGCGATACCGAGTCAAAGAGCATTGCCTTCTGCCGGAGGACCGAGCACGTCGTCTCCATCTGCGGAAGTGATTGCGGCGGCTCGACGAGCCGGGGTGTCCCGTTCTTCGACTGGCGCACCAACTCTATGAGTTGCGGTTGCCCCAAGCGGGTCGAAGTCCAATACACCATCGGTGACAACCTCCCGCCGGGAGCCAAGGCATCGGTTCTCAATCTCTCGACCGAGTACGCCAACGCCTTGCTCGGCAACAAGTGCAACCTTCCCGAGCGGGTCACGTCCATCGTTCGGCAAGGGGTGTCGTGGACGATTCTCGACCCACAGGATTTCATGGACAAAGGACTCACTGGCATGTCCCGAATCGACTCTTGGATTTCGATAGCCCGTCGGGGTGTGCCGGGAGGTAGGGCTATCGACCCGCTCAACCACGGCAAGCGGGTGTGGACCGAGCAGATCGCAGCGCCGGTATGACACCCCTGGAATACGCCGAGCATCTCCGCAAGGAATTTGAGGACTTCGCTCTCGGCTGTGACCCCGTTGTCAAACTCCCTGAGTTGTCCTATTCCAAGATGGGCGACCCCGTCATTGCTTGCGAAGCTCTGATCTTCGCTTCCACCAACGTCGATGCCACTCCGCTTTTCGACGAAGTCGGAGCCAAGTGCGGAGTGATTCAAGTGGGAACCTTCATCGCGGCTTTGGCCCGAGACTGCGCCTACGAGATGAACGAAGACGGATCGGACAACGTCAAAGAGGTCGAACGCATCTCAGCGCAGATCGACAAGGACGGCGACTGCCTGTGGGATTGGGCGCTCACCGTCGATGGATACATGGTCAAGGATTTCAGTCTTGGGTTCGCCATTACTGGCGGACTGGCAATCACCAGTTTGCAAATGACGATTGGAGTCCCATGAGCGAGAGCGACCTTCAGTTTTGGGAAGATCGAATTCCCTTTCACTACGCCATAAGAGATGCCCGCGAGCGATCCCGGCACCCGTCCCTGGTGGGAACGGCAACGTCCTATTGGAACACCGAGCACCGCAAGGAAGCGAAGAAAAAGGGATGGGCGATGAAGGATGGGAGCTACCCCATCAAGGACGTAGCTGATTTGAAAAAGGCGATCCAAGCCATAGGCCGAGCCAAGAACCGAGCACCCGTCGTTCGTCACATCAAGAAACGAGCAAGGGCGCTCGGTCAGTCTGACTTGGTCAAGGATTTGAAAGAGCGGGTCTGACTTGGCCTACGTCTATGTCGCCAATCCCATCGCCATGTACGAACTCACCCGTTCATGGAAAGGCGACACCGGAAAATACATCTACCGCAAGACCTTGCAGACCACCGGCATCGCTATCTCTATGGCACCGGGGCCGGGGAAGTTCCCGCACAATGCCACCGGGATCAACTACTCGACGGGCCGCTTGCAGTCTCTAATCCGACCGCAACGTGGACGGCACAACAAGGAACTGGAAGGGCGAGTGGTCGCCATTCCCGAGCACTCCCTGTACGTCCACGGCGGGACCAACCCCCATGCCATTGTCCCGAAGACCGCTCCCCGGCTGACGTTCTTCTGGCACAAGAAAGGCCGAGTGGTTGCTTTCCACAAGGTTCAGCACCCCGGTCAGAAGGCGCAGCCGTTCCTCAGCGATGCTCTGGAAGAAGCGATGTGAGAGAGGGACGACACGCCGTAGTGCGGTAGCGTGAACGATGAACCAACTGACGACGAGCAGAGACATGACGTTCGGAGAATTCAAAGTCAGAGACGGGGCGAGACTCATTGCCTTTGAGGGACGGCACTTGGGCAAGGTGTCCTCACGTCGCCCCGACTCCCCCCGCTGGACCGAATTGCAACTCTTCAGGACTTCCGGCGGGAGCTACGTTTTGGAAAAGCTAGGCATGAGCATCATGCTCCATGTCCCAGGATGCCCCAGAATCCTTGGAGAAATCCCCCGCTTCCAAGATGCCTACCCCGGCGAAGACCCCGATGTCGGCTTTGAGTACGACGAGTGCGTGGGAGCCGAGTACGACTTCACCCGCTTGCTGGTGGAGGAACCCCGGTATTGGGCCACCATCGCC